TCAGCATCTAACTTGCCAATAATGGTCATGCGTAATTCACTTTTACCTAAGTGATCAAGCAAGTTTACGGCGGTGATATAATTCATTAGGTTTGCTCACTTACTTCAGAGGCTAGGTTTTCATTGGCCTCTGAAATAGCACCAATAACCAACAATGGTGCTGCTTCATCTGTGGTTAGCATTAATGGCTTTTTGCTATCAGGGTTAAATATTTGCTTGTTGTGCTTAACATTCCAGTTGGGCCGATATGCTTTTTTTTCTTCACTCATAAATCACCTGTGCTCTTTATTTAAGGTATATGCATTTAAGTTGCATCCTTGCTGCCGCCCATGGCTATCCTTAACTTTTTAGTCAGTCCACTGACCTTTAACGGTTATTTATTAAATACAACCTTGGATCAAGTAACCTGCATCCATACCTGTTAATAATGATTGGCGTTCATATTCGACACCGGCAACGTGTGATTTAATGGTGCGGTCATACCAAAATTGCTCTACGTTAGGGTGTTTATTACCTGGAGCGTCTAGCGCATAGTTGTAACCAAAACTCATGGTTGCATGCGACGTGACCATTTTAGGCACAACAGCTAGCACAACATCTGCAGCCCAAACATCTTCAAAGTTGTCGTTATTTTTAGGGTTAATCAGCATTGACATGCCAATAACTACCTTTTCAACTTGGAAAATCTTTTGATAATGCTCAACGGTCATTATTTTCAGTTCATCGTTAGAGAACTTGGCTAACATCTGTGGATGCTCGCTTAGCATTTCGTTCACATCTGCAGGGATAAGCATTTTATTTGGGTATTGGCCTGTTTTCTTACGAATAGCTTCACGGCCTGCTTTAACGTCACCAATGGGATCTGAATTAACATAATCAGACCATTTGGCATTACCTACTAAGCTCACTTTATTGGTGGCACTATAGGCTGCAGGGTTGCGCGCTAATGTAGCTTGCTCGTACTCAAGGTTATTCAATTCAATTTGCATCACCGCTTCTAGCGATGAACGTTGAAAGCTTAAGCCTGGTATTAAAGCGGCTTCAGCTAACCATTCTTTAGGCACAACACAGTCAAGCGCGTTGCTATGTAATGAGTAGTTCTCGTCAGCAAAACCAATAGTGATGCGTTTGGTTGCAGTGCCCGGCGCACGGCGCGTGTTAATTACACGAAAGGCATCTTTACCAAATTTAATTATTTTTCCTGATTTAGCCGGTACACCAACACGTGGAAATAATTCATGACCAACTAACGACGGGTTGCTATAACCAAAGGCTAAATTAGACAGTACTGGGTCAACCGTGCGGATATTTTTACGATTCATATTTATTTTCCTCTTGTGTTAGCTGGTTAGCTATTTGCAGGTAGTAAAAGCACTTCAAATTGACCGCCATCAGCAGCTGCAGCACTTAGTGCTCTGCCAACCACTTTACCGGCTGCTTTGGTAATAAACTTGCCGTCATCGCCCACTTGTATAAGTGCATCAACAACAATGGCAGCACCTGCTTCACAGGTTGTTGACCCAAGTACATCAACAGCTAGCTCATCATCAATAAAAGAGTTGGTGTCTGATACACCGTGCATGTGCGCACCCACAGCGGCATAACCACCGTCTAAAGCAATGGCGCGATGCGCTTCAATAATTGCAGCAGCAATAATGGTTAACGTTAAAATTGGGCGTTTAGATTGCGAATACATATTAATGCCCCTTAGCAGTTACAGCGTCTAACGCAACACTGTAAGAAACAGATTTGTCGCTTTGGTATTGAAGTACTACAGCGTTTAACTCAGCAGGTGAGCTAAACTCAGCAACAACTAACACGTCATCATCAATGACATCTAACAACGAATGTTTACCACCGTTTTCAACCATGGCTTTCATGAATTCAACAGGGCTTTGGGTAACGGTTTCAACGTCTTTACCTGTGCCTTGGCTAAATTCAAACTTGCCACTTTCTTGGGTGGTGTCTGTGCCAATATGCGCCATAAACTCTGCCATACCTATGGTTTGAGCAGGTAGTAACTTACTAGCGCTCACTTGCTCATTTATCCATGTCTGATGCGATTCAACCTGTTGGTTAAATTGCATGTCGGCATTTTGTTTTTCTAATAGAGCAATACGGTCTTTGTCCGTAGTTGCTTGTTGACTAAACTGAGCAGAGGTACTGGTTTGAGCATCTTGCTTAGCTTGGGCAACGGCCGCATCAATATCGGCTTGAGTAAATTTACTCATATCATCCTCCGCAGGAGTGTTAGGTTTGGGTTTGGAATAAAGATAATTAGATTCGTGAGTTTTTTCTTCTTCGATTTCAGCGCGAATAGTTTGACGTTGCAACCAGTCAATATCCCAGTCATCAATAATGGTTTTGGCTCCATCACTGTCACCGTTAGCTAACATCCATGTTTGAAATTTACGTAAAAAATTAACTAAGGTACTGGCGGTTTGGGTTTCAATTGAAAAATCAAAACTAGTGAGGGCTTCTTGCTCAACAGCAAATTTATATTGACCTACAGGTTGAAGTTTTAACGCAGGTTTTTGGGCGCCTAAAAAGGCCATATGGTCAATATACCAACCTTTTTCTTTATCAAACTCAATGCCTATTGAGCGCTTACCGTAATGGCCTTTAACAACTGATTCAGCAAAGCCAATGTCAACACCATCACCGTTTAAGTACAACTTGTCGTCGTCACTTAACTTAACTTCTTTAGCAAAGCCGTAAGCCGGTGCATCGGCCTTTGGGTGCCCGGTCAGAAACGGCACAGTGCCAGGTTCAAAATTATCAACCATTTGCTGCAGGTCTTCACGACTAAAAGTATAGGTTTTGCTAGCACTGTCGGTATGCGTACCCGCATGAAAGCTTTCAAACCAGGGTAAGTCTGTAACGGTCGCTAAGGCTTGCTCAATAACTTGGGCTAAGGGCGCTTTTATTGGTAAAGAGCCTGGGGTCGAGGTAGTGCTGGTGTTTGTTTTCATGCAGCTAGTTTGCCTACTTAACTGCGGGCTAACTGCTAGAAAACATTTGACGTATAACGTGGAAGGTTTCTTTTTTTACAGTACGTGTTGCCAGAAAAGAGTGCAACACTTTCTTTCTGAGTGTTGTTTCTGGTTTTATTAACCATTCCCCACATCGGTTACCTATTTACGGTGTGGGGCTTTTTAACGACTAACTAGATGAGTTAAATAATGTCTCCTGCACTTAACCTAAGAAAAAAACGTAAACCACAAAAGCAATGGGTATTAGAGCTAGCCCTTAGCGTTACACACAATACAGACCAAAGCGCTGTAACGCTTTATTACAATGGTGCTAAAGACCTTAAGCGTATTTACTTAACAAACAATATTAAGTACGCGCCCTGGTATGAGTCAAAACATCATGCCAATAGCCACTTAAACAGTGAAATGAAACATGCGGGCTTTGTGGCTCGTGAACATTCTTTTGTGTAGGGTTGCTGTTATGGAAACCGATAAGGCCACTGATAAAGTAATTGATAAAATTAAAAAACTGTTAGCCCTGGCTAAAAGCAGCAACGCTAACGAAGCAGCACTTGCATTAAACCGTGCCCAAAAGCTAATGCAAGAATACGCTGTAACGTTTACGGATGTTCAGCTAGCTGATTGTGCAACCAGTGAAAGCCTACTTGATGCCAAGGGCGTTAATAAATATGAAATAATCCTTATTCATTTAATTGCCTATGCCTTTGGTATAGAGCCAATTGTCAGCTATACGAAAATTAATTGGAAAGTACGCGCTAAAGTGTGCTTTTTGGGCATATCTCCCCAACCTGAACTAGCACAATATTGTTTTGATGTTTTATATCGTCAGTTAAAGCAATCTCGCAGCCAATATATTAAGCAGCAATCCAAGCGATGTAAGGCAGCAACCAAAACTAAACGTGGAGATGCCTTTGCTGAAGCTTGGGTGATGTCGGCTTACCGAACCGTGCAAAAATTTGCATTAAACGATGAGCAATTAACTTTAATACAGACTTATAAAGACAATAGCTTTAATGACCTTGAAACAAGTAAAGGACGTGATAGAACCAAAGGAACGTCTCGGGCTAAAGATTATTTAGCTGGAATCAATGCAGCTAACGATGTTCGGTTAGACCGCCCTGTAGATGGCAAAGAAACGGCGAAACTGGGTTGTGACTTATGACAGACACCAGAGAAATATGCAACAAGTGCCAACAAGAGTTTTCGCCACTTAGCTCTGCTAGGGGTCAAGCAGTAAGCACTTGCTCAAACTGCTTATCAGGGATCACAGCTCTGAGACTTAAAAAAAAGAAACGTAAACATAAGATCAAACTTAATAAATACGCACTACTTAAAGGTTGTGAAGCATCAAAAGATATCGAGCTGCTATTTTTACTTACTCGGATTAAGAGCCCTTCGAAGAAGCAAGCCGTACTGGATTACTTATGCAAAGGCATGGATGCAGTTTCAGCACAGGCTTTTAATGGTGTTTCTCAATCTAAGTTTAGCGAAACGTTAAAACGGCTGAATGAAGTAGCAAGTATTACCGGGCAACTTTTAGAGCGCAAATTAAAAATTCATACCGCTTAAGTGGGATGAAAAAAGGTTAACTATGCCTTCACTCAAATTACAAGCCACATTCGAAGAAGGGCAAAACGCAGCCCTTTGCGATAAAACCTTAGATGATTGCCCTTACCGCAGAGTTGAGAAAAGAAATGCTTGGGTTAGAGGTTTTCATGAAGGAAAGCTAATTGCACAGCAGCGAGCCATTAGCCCGGTACAGGCCAGAACCAACCAAGGGCATATTGCCCACTTACGCAGTTTATTTACTACTCAACATTAACAGAGGTACGCCATGGATAACCAACACAAGAAAATTAAAGGCTATAGAGATTTGAGCCAGGAAGAAATTAACTTAATGAATAAGATCAAAGCCAAAGGTGAGGAGGTTGGCGAGCTTATTAATGAGTTTAACAAAATGCGAGATGTAGACGCTGACATTATTGGTAAGTTGACCAATGAACAGTTAGCCGAAACCCGTAGAACTTTAGCCCTTGCTAAAACAAAACTACAAACGGGCTTTATGTGGTTTGTTAGAGCAGTTGCTTTGCCTGATTCATTTTAACTACTAAGAGGTAATATTATGCAATCATCGAATAATAGCGAACCGCCTAGTTGGTTACTTTGGCTGTGTAGTATTGCCTTTACTATTGGTTTTTACTTAGCAGCTTTTAATTAATCAGAGAAAAGTTAGTGTTTTTTTGACCTCCCCTTAATTGGGGTTTTCTGATACAAAGACCTGAAAGCTAACTGAGGACAAGACAATGACAACGCAGGGGTAGCGCCCTTAGTAACTAACAATTACCCTGAGCCGCTTAATTGCGGTTTTTAGGTAATAGTAGCAAAGTACCTTTTCTTTTTCATACAACCCAAACATTAAACACTGTTCAAACCATCTTTAAAACATGTTTAATGATTACGAGAAAGCGTTAACTTCTTTTTAACCTATCATTTACTGACTATTCTAAATAAACGCCTTAATATTGATTTGAGGCGTTTTTATTGTAACTTCACCAAATTAATCCAAAAGAATGAGCTTACACTATTAAAAAGATCTATAGCCTTTATGCGGCTGAAGAGTCTAACCCTTGCAGACGGCGAGACTCGTAATAATCTTCAGCTAAAGCTGTCATTTTAAATTCAGTTTTAATGCCTGCTATTTTCTCAACAGCACTTTTAATTGAATGTAGATCAGTTCTAAAGAACTCTTTTCTCATATTGACGGCATTAACGCGTGAATGTGTAAACTCACGATGTAATGCAGATTCTAATGCAGGAGCGTCTTCAACGTATATCATGGCATGAACATCAAAACTAAAAGGCACACTAGCATCACCTAGCTCTTTAACTCTATCCATAGGTTCAAGGCGACGAGTCAAGCCTATTTTGTAAACATCATCACCAAAAGAACCCACATTACTAATAACATACACATGTCCTTTTCTAGTTTGTTCAGCCATGCTTTTAGCTCTTTCTTCTTTAGCTTCAGCTTCTGCTAATTGTTGCTCTAAATCAGCAATACGCTGCTCGGCAATAATTCGATCATCATCGGATACTTTACTTAGTTCAGCTTTGGCTTTAGCGAGCATATCTCTATACATTCGCTCTTCTTTTTCCGCTTGAGAAATTGCACGTTCATATTCTTTTATTGCCCGTTGTTCTTCTCTTATTTGCTCTTTAATAAGACGTTGCTCGTCTTGTTCTTCTTGCTTTTTAAGCGTGTATTGATACTGAAGTTGGCACTCTTCATACTTAAGTTTTATATAGTTTACATTAAAACCACAATGAAGCGTTGCCGCTGATTTTTCTATGGTATTAGCTAATTTTTCAATACGCTCCAAAGTCCTTGAGAAGCTACTGGGACTAACCTTACCAATTAAGGTATCACACTCAATATTGAACGAATTCAACATTAGTTTAACTTGCCCATCAAGGATTTTTTTATTGTATGATTTATCTAATGAAATAACGGTTGAATCAAGATAATTGACAGCATCCTTTATTTTAATTAACTCTTTTTGTTTTTCGCGTACTCTTTTTATTTCTTCTGAAAACTTAACTGATGTTTCATGTAAATATTCAGGAATATCAAAAAAACCATTTGCTACAAATTCATCTATACGGGAATATAAATCAAGTTGTCCTATAAGGTTTTGAAGTTCACCTCCTTTATTTTTAGCTTCATCACTTTTAGTACTTATATCAATAGTTATAGAGTTTAATTGCTCTCTATTATCCTTAACTTGAAAGGCTAAACTGTCAGCACTAAGCTTTAACTCTTGTAGAATAGTTGTTTCAGCATCTACTTTGGATAATTCATCTTTAGCTTCTACTATAGCGCTCTTGATTTTTGACAAACTATTTTCAGATGATTTTTGTAGGCTTACTGCTTCATCATCTAATTTTACAAGGCTTTCTTTACTTTCAGTAATAGCCTTCTCGGTTTCAGATAAAATAGTTTCAGACTTAATAATAGCTTCTGCTATTGATTTATAGCTTGATAATTGCCCGTTAAATTTTTTCTTGGTAAAAAAATATGTAAAAAAAACTAGCACCACAACAATTAGAGAAATCGCTAATATAATATTAATATCCATATACCTACCTTAACTCTGCATCTATAAATTTATTACGAAGAGCATTGCGCTCTTCACATCGTTGACTATAAGAGTTATTCGCTTGTTCAATAGCCCTTTTAAAGTTATCCTTTTTTGTTGCTACATTGGCTTTCTGTTCTGCAATTTGTTCTTTTTCTTTAGCTACTCGCTCTTTGTTTTCGGCTTTTATTTTGACTGCCTGCTCTCGCGCTTGAGCTTTATCTTCTGCAATACGATCCCTTTCCTGTTGTCGACGTTGTTTCTCATATGCACGTTGATTCCTTGCTTGTTCTCTTTCTTGTAGTTTACGCTGTCGTTCAGCTTCTTTAGCTGCTCTTACAACTGCTTTATCAATAGCTTTAGCAACACCTACCACAAATCTTAATCCACCATTCCTTGCCATATGACATCCTTATTTTTTTATTAGTTTTACTAAACAGCTCGCCCTATCCATACGACTTTACCAATAACATGCAGCAAATCTGAATTACTGTCATCAATAGTTTCATTTGGGTAAGCAGGGTTGTCTGAAATTATGTCAATTGCGCCCGTTAAGCGCTTTCGTAGGCGTTTTACAAACAAGTCTTTTTCGATACGTATTATATAAATACCATCAACAAACCTATCCATAGGGTTTTTATCAATAAGCAGCTCATCACCACAAGTAATGCTTGGCTCCATACTGTCGCCTTTAGCATGAATCATCACTAAATCTTTATTTTGTAAGTGATGTGCGTTTATCCATTCTTTTTTAAATATTAAGCCTTTCTCGCTTTCTTCGGTGAGTATCTCAGCGCCGTGTCCAGCAGAAGCATGAATATTTAGAACAGGAATATTGAGATATTCTTTTGTTTTATCTGAATGCACAACACTTGAGGTAACATTTTTCTTACCTGTGATAATGTAATAAATGTCAAATCCCATAGACTCCATTACATCTAGTTTGTCCGACGGTATTGAGTTGCCAGACTCCCACCTTATAACGGTTTGCTTAGATACGCCGCTTTTTTCTATTAAAGCTTTTTGAGCAATGCCAAGCCTTTCTCTTTCTTCCTTTAAACGAAAAGTCACTTTTATTTCACCAAAATACATTGACAGGTAATATATTTGTTACCTATACTACTTCCAACTTAAACAAACCAACCCTTCACGCTGCTTTGTTTCACTTACTTAACACTAACCTAAACGAGTATATATTATGAAACACTTACACTCCACACCTAAAGGCCTAACTCGCGCGCAAATCAAAGAGAAACTGCACGCCAAAGGCTTTACCTTTCAAATGTTAGCCATCGAACTTGGGTGTCACGCCAATGTACTTACTGCTGTTGCGTCCCGTAAAGGGGTGTCACACAGAGCTGCCAGCGCCATTAGCCTTGCATTAGGCAAAACCCTCACCGAGGTATTCCCTGACGTTGATTCGTACAAAAAAAGCCCACTACCTAAAAATGGCGACAAAGCACAAAAACAAGCTGAATTACGCACCCTATTAGCCAGCTAAGGAGCACCACCATGACTAGCCCAAAACACGATCCAAAGCGCACCATTGAACAAATTATTTCTGATGAAACCAGCGCCCCTGTCAACAAAACCTATGATGAACGCTATGCAGAGCACGAGGCGCGTAAAGCCGCGGACACAATGACCCGTGCAAAGTGGGATCAACTAAAGTTAAGAAACAAAAAAGCGGTTAATGAATTACGCCTTGAGAAGTCTGCTCTAAACGTTGCTCAGGTGAAGCGAATAAAGGTTGATATGGCCATTCACTTAATCCGTAACACGTTGCACCAAATTGGCTTAACGAAAGACGCGCGATATAACACCCTAATAAATCATCCGACAGCGCCTTACTTGTATTCAGCTCATCGAGATCGGTTATTTGAGGTTTTCCCAATTCCACTAGAAAAGCATAACCGTGATAAGCGTCGCGAACAGCCAGCATTAGCTCAAGTAATAAAAGCGGTGCTACCTGATTTCGCCCTCGCTTTCGAAACGCATCCGGACCTTGACGAAATATGGTTGCTTGCTGCTCGTGAGTTAGCTCTGAACCCTTTGCCACTTTTATCCCCCCTCCCTGATAAGCCAGTAACAGTTCGTCGCGAGCATCAGGCAAATAACACTGCTCAAGCGTGTTCATCCAATACTGAATTACCGAATAAAGCTCTTCATAAAAAAAGTCGTTTTGCTCGGTGGTTAGTAAAGCTGGGTTGGTCATAATTTTTCTCAATTGTTAAGTAAAAAGCTAAAAAGTTGAAACAAGCTTAACAAAGAAAAACTAACAATTAACCGGTAAAAATTAATTATTTTTTACCGTTGAACTAAACAAAAATAAAGAGTAGCCCTTATGCAATCTGACTTTTTTGAAAGCTTACAGCATGATCCGTTAGAGGCTGAAAACGCACCGCACTTAGATTTATCGCTTGATGTTATTCAGGTCATTAATCAGTGCATTCGTAATAGCGTGTTGTCACGCGAACAAATTATTGATCGCATGAACTTATGCTTGCGTGACAGTGACAAAACAGTGACTAAAATAGCGTTTAACAAGTGGTTAAGCCCTAGCCAAGCCAATGCTATACCGTTTTGGGTGATTAGTGCCTTCTGTTGGGCTGCGCAAACCGATGCGCCATACCGCACGGTATTACAACCCATTGGCCGCAAAGTAATAGATATGCGTGGCGACACCATGCGACAAATGACTGAAATGAATTTAAATATTGCCGCCCAACAACGTGAAGCAAAACAGCTACAAAAAACCATGCAGCAAATGATTTCAGGCACTAAATAATGATTAAAGGCGATTGTTAATGGATATTTTAAATGTACAAGTGGCGCTAGACAACCTTGCTGAAGTGCTTACCAGCTTATTAGCGCACACGCCTGATGATATTCGTGAGTTTTTCGCAACCGAAGGCGAACGCATCGCCCAAGAGATTGAAAACGAAGAAGAGCGAAAAATGAGACAAAGCATAGGCTCGTGGGGGGAGGGTAAATAATGAGTAAAGCATTACCTGATACCACTAGCCACCCAATAACCGCCAAAATACTTGAGCAGGTTAAAGCCATTGATATTAGCTTGCCAGAATCGGTTGACGATAAATGGCGCGAGATAGAACAAAAAGAAATAACCCTGGCGGTGCATATTGCTGAATTGGGTTATCGCTACATGGATTTACGTGAAGCGGTGGGTCATGGTGAATTTATAAAATCCCTTGAACAGCGCGGTATAGAAAGACGCAAGGTTAACAGATATATAAATATTGCTAAATTTTTCATGGAGGCACCCGAAGCAAATGGGATCGCGCTGTCCCATTTGAAACCAACACAAATTAGCATACTGACCAAGTTACCTGAAGAACAAAAACAAGCACTTACCCCTGAAAAAATAGAAGAATATGCACCTATGTCTACCCGTGCATTAGAGGCAGAAGTCAAACAACTACGCTTAGCCTTCGACGAACAAGACAACTTGGCCAACGAGAACCACCGCTTAAAAGCGCAATTAAAAGCGTCGCAACGTGATTATGCCAATAAAGTCACTGAGCTTAATCATGAGCAACTAATAAAAACACCTGAAAAGCTTTTTGGCCTTCATGTTGAAGTGGCGAACACTCGCCAACGGGCAATGGTAACAGGCGAGTTATTGGCCACAGTAACGGCTGAAATTAACCATTTAGTACAACACTGCACTAATTCGGGTTTAGCCCCAGAGCTAAGCCGAGATTGCGCCCTAGCAATTAACACCTCAGTGAGTGGGCAAATAATGCAACTAGCTAATAGCTTAACTGCCTTGCACGCAAGCTTTGACAAAACAGTATTAACCACACCCGACAATTTACCTGTGTATAGCGCCATTGAAGTAAACGAGGCATTAAGCAATGCCGACTCTGCCAAAGGTGATTTTCTTGCCACTATAGGAGCGTTATAACATGATGCACACCGCCATTATTGAATATAAAAAACTTGACCTAACCACGCCGCAAGTAGCCCGATGGGATCAAGCAACGCAAAAGCAACAAAATATTGCTAAGGCACGCAAACTTATTATCACTGACTTTTCTCAGTTGTTAGCGAGTTACTCATTTAGTAAAGCGCATAAACAGTTTAAAGGCCTTTTTAACACCAGTAGTTTGTCAGCACCCACTTTACAGGCCATCGGGTTATTAAAAGGTAAAGTAGCCAGTGCTAACACCCTTAAAACATGGTCGGATGATTATGAAGTTAATGGTCTTGCAGGCTTGTTACCTAGTCATAAAGGTAGCACCCGAGTGGTGCGTGGCTGGGAGCATAAAGCCTTAGAGCTTTACCATGTACCACAAAAACCTAGTTTAAAAAATGTGGCTTTGCAACTGCGAGAAGATTACGCATTTGAAGACGCTACCAACCATAATGTTTGGTACTTTTTCGGCTTGTTACCCGCTGAATTAGGTGATAAGTCTCGTTGGCGTATAGGTAGTAAATTATACCGAGACGGACAACGCCAATATAACCTTCGTCACACCGAAAACATGCAAGTAGGTGAAATTTTTCAAGGTGACGGCCATACCTTAGATGTTTACTTAAAACACCCTAATAATGGGGATTTATGGCGCGCTGAATTAACCGTATTTCAAGATTGGAAAAGCCGCTACATTGTGGGTTGGTATTTGGCTAATGCTGAAAGCTCTATTACTACAATGGCCGCATTAAGCCATGCCATGGGTACTTACAACCATGTACCGGGCTTACTTTATGTTGATAATGGTTGTGGCTTTAAAAGCAAGCTAATGAATGATGACATGGCAGGGTTTTATAAGAACTTTGGTATAGACGTTATTTTTGCCATACCAGGTAATGCCAAAGCCAAAGGTAATGTTGAGCGCTTCTTTCGCGTAATGGAAGAAGACTTGAATAAACGCTTCGACACGTATTGCGGCAAAGACATGAGTAACGATATTGCGCGCCATTTTAGCAGTAAAAATATTCCTAAATTCAAAAAGCTCGGCATTCATTTACCTACACAAGAAGAGTGGTGTGAAGCATTTGAAAGCTGGTTAATTAAGTACCATAACCGCCCAAATCCTGAATATAAAAACACAACCCCTGCAGCTATGTGGGCACAGCTAAATAATACACCGGTGCACGACATGAACTTACTGGTAAAACCGCGTGCTCGTGTAAATGTACGCCGTAGCTCTATTGTTCATCAAGGCAGAACATATCGCGCAGATTTATTGCATCAATTAAACGGCAAAGCGTTAGCGGCAGAGTACGACATGCACAATGATGAAAGCATGCGCATTTTTGATACCGACGGTACCTATTTGGTTACGGTTGACCTTGCCCATAAAAGTGCATCTATACCGACTAGCAGACTTGTTGAACAGCGTGAAAAATCGCGACTTGCGTCGAATAAGCGCTTAGAGAACAAACTGGCAGCAAACAACAGTCGTTATTTACCTGCTAAACCTGCGCACGAGCATCAATTAGACGAGCTTGAATTATTAACACCGGCAAAACAAAACAATTTACCTGAGCAAAGTGAGCCAGAAATAGACCTTAATAAAATAATACAAAGCGGCTTGTTTAATCAAAAGCCTGACGATGAAGACGAGCCCGAATTAGATTTACTTAATAACATTTAACTCAAATAACTCAATTTAAAAGAGAAGGAATATCCCATGGCTAAAGAGCACATTGACTACCCAGCTACATTTACTGAGTTTTACAGTGAACAAAATAAACTTGATGCGAAGCGTATTATTGATTGGCTTAACGAGAGTAAAACACGCACTCAAGCGCATTTAGTAAAGCAAATATCGTATTCTGCAGGCTCGGTTAGTACGTTAATTAATGGTGTACACCCTAAAGATCCACAACCGGTAATTAATGTGATCATCCCTATTGTTGAAGATACTTCAAAGCCATTAGTTGCTGGCGAATTTGTACATACCAGTACCTATAACATTGTTCTTTCGGCATGCAAAAAAGCGAAAGACTCTGCGCGTTTTACTGTGGTAGCCGGTTCGCCTGGTGTAGGTAAAACATCGTCTTTGCTTGAGTATGTTAAAGAAGATCCTAACGCTATTTACATGTGCGGCAGTGAAACCACAACAAGCAGTGTTGTGCTTGATGAATTAATGGAAGCGTTAAGCATTAAAGCGAGAGCAACCAACACTAAAAATAGCCGCCTTAAACTAATTATTGAAAAATTAGCTGGCTCTGGCCGGTTGATTATTTTAGATGAAGCGGATAAGTGCGCTAAGGATGCGTGCGACCCGTTAAGAACCATTTCAGACAAAACAGGCTGTGGCGTGGTGTTAGCGGGTAACCATCAGTTACGTGACAATATTATTGTGGGTAACAACCGCTACGATTTAATTAGTGACCGTGTTGTGTTCTGGCCTGCCGCCATAAACCATATAACACTTGAAGACTGCAGCCTGTTAATGCGCCCTTATTTTAACGATGACATGCTAGGTGATGACTTTGATGTACTAGTGAAATACGCCTATGAGCTCACTAAAGGCAGCGCTAGAAAGCTGGTTGATTCACTTATTCCCAATGCGCTTGATGTATATAGAAACCAAAAATCAACGAATGTTGACGCCGTTATTACCTGTAACTGGTTGAGAACTATTGGCAAGCAATTAATGGGTATCACTAACCCACCAATGATACCTCATAAACCTTGTGCAGTAGCCGTACCGGCATAACCAACTTTAACCCTTAACTTTAACGAACGACCATTAAAAAGGTAAATACGATGACAGAACGAAATGAGATACAAGCACCTAAAGGCTTTATTTTTAACGCACAAGGAGACTTGATTAAAGAAAGCAACTTAAGCCCGTTGCAACGAGAAGAAGACAGTTTATGTAAAACACTAATGCCTATGGCACAAGCATTACATGAGCAAATAGCCATTTTTAAATACCAGTCTATGCACTTGGTCGAGCAAGTATTAACGCGCTGTATGACCCAGCATAAGATCCTTAAATTCAAAAAAATTAAGGGTAATGTGCAATTTACCTCTATTGACGGGTTACTCAAAGTAAAACGCCAAATTGATGATCGCATTGAAGCTAACTGCATTAGCGAGGCTGCTCGCCAGTTTATTGCTCAATATCAAGCGGTAGTAAAGGAGGGTTCAAGCAAAGATGCAGAGCAATGGATTGAAACCACTTTTGAAAATAAAAATGGCGGTTTAAGCGTGGCAAAAATATTTGAATTTATGAACAAGGATATTGACCACCCCCTCTACAGGCAAGCTGTTGATGCACTACGCAAGTCGTTATTTGTTTCAGGCACCAAGGCGTACTTGCGCTTTTATTTCCGCGAAACAACAGATGATGAATGGAAAACATTGCCCCTACAATTTTCAAGTGTTGAGGGCGTCAATCCAGATGAAGAAAAAACCAATGAAGAACAAAAAGAAGAAGCTGCACAAACGGCAGCGTAGTTGGCAATGGCAACTAAAAAAAAGCGCTAAACAAACTGAGTTAAACAATAATCAATCCGCCTTTAACGCTAATTTAACAGCCGTTAAAGGCACTTTAAACCAAAACCTGAAGGGGTAAGTAAGAATGAATAAATCTCAATTAATAGAAAAAATCGCACACGGTGCTGACATCACTAAAGCCGACGCTGGTAAAGCCTTAGATGCTTTTATTGAAGCAACCACTGAAGAGTTAAAGCAAGGTGGTGATGTGGCTTTAGTTGGCTTTGGCACTTTTAGTGTAAGTGACCGGGCTGCTCGTACTGGTCGTAATCCAAAAACGGGTGCAGCTATTGAAATAGCCGCAGCTAAAGTACCTAAATTTAAAGCAGGTAAAGGCTTAAAAGATGCCGTGAATACTTAGCTTTACTGGTAATTAACAATTAACAATTAACTAATTAAGCCCCTTGCGTGAGGGGCTTTAGGAAAAAAAGAATGAAACATTATTCAGAATTTGGCTTAACCCCATTGATGGCCGTGGTTGATATAGAAACATTAGATACCGCTATAACTGCGGTTATTGCCTCCATTGGTTGTGTAGTAGTGAACGTTTTCACTGGTAAGGTAATAAGCGAGTTTTACGAGCGATGTGAAATGATTCATCAACCGACAATTCAAGAGCGAACTAAGTCTCAAAGCACTATTGATTGGTGGGATGAGCAGGCTGAGGTTTCTTTGTTAGCTTATCAAGAAGTTTACGATAAAGGTCTAGAAAGAGATTCTTTATACAAGGTTCTACCTCGTTTTAATGACTTTTTAGTGATGTCATTTGATGGTGAGCGAGTACAACTTATGGGTAATGGCCCTGAGTTTGATAACGCTAAACTAGAGCATGCCATGCACCAATTTGGAATCAAGCCTGCTTGGGATCATGGTGCAAACCAAAGTCTACGAACTACTGTATGGATGGGGCGCATGCTAGCGGGTGCTGACCCTAAATATGCACTGGAATTATCTGAAGGGGAAGTAAAGCACCATGCTTTACATGATGCTCGCCATGAAGCCCGATATCTATGTGCCATTTTTCAAGCATTGAACTTAAAAGAGGTAAAGGAATAATGACTAAGTTTTCTTATTTAACCCTTGCAGAAAAACTTTGTATTGAACGTGTGGTCGATGGTGCAGATGTAATGAGTTTCACCCTGGCTACAAAAGGAAATTACAATGAAAATTAGACGATTATTAAAAGCAGCTCAACATCAGTTAGACATGGATCAAGACGTTTATGTTGAAACGCTTGAATATCTTACGGGTAAATCAAGCAGTACATTGCTTGATTATGATGAATGTAAGAAGGTATTGGTTCATTTTGAATGCTTAGGGTATGAGCCACCTATTAGCCCAAGAGATAGGCAAATAAAGCGTATTCAATACCTTTGGATACGTTTAGCTGAAGAGAAAAAATTAGATAAGCCAGGCACACGTGCTATGCACAGTTTTTGCCGCAATTTCACTAAAAACGTTTCTGTTTATAATGCCAAACAAAGCCAATTAAGCGCATGTATTGAAGCGTTAAAAAACTGGTGTAACCGTGAACAGGTTGCTTTTGATGGGTAATTCATCAACAAGTAACCCTGTTGATTTACGGGCATTGCCAACGCGTACTAACTTACTGGCTCAACGTGTTGGCTTGCAACTCACTTATGCGTTTTTAAAGGCTCATTGGTTTGAAACCTTGTATATTCCACCGAATTTAGACTATTCAAATTTAGACAAGCGAGTGGGTAAAACTGTTGCTTTAGCCTTAATTGAATTATGGCCTAAACAGCACTTTACCCCACCAAAACCAGATAAGTTATTGCAAAAATGGCGTGATCATGAAATTGGTGCGAGTGAGTTATCAACCAAGGAGTTATGCAAAAAATATAATATTACTCGCCAACGATTAAGCCAAATTAGAAAGGCATTAAAAGAGCCTAATACTCGCCAACAACAATTTGAAAATTTAACACTTGACCTAGAGCCATAAAATGGGCGAAGCTAATTAAGCGCTTCGCCTTACCCCCCTGAAAACATTTGACGTATACCCCGCCAATTTAAACATTCCATACTGCACCAAATGGCATTTTGCCATGAATTCTTTTCAAGGATGTGTTGTATGGTGAAGTTTTATTATGGCCTTAAATCAAAAGAGCAAGCACTTGATTTAGCCACAGAAGTTTGCAATGGCTTAGGCAAAGAAAATGAGGTTGAATCACAATTAATATTATTAGGCACTGCCTGTGCTGAAACAAAGCTAGGCACATATCCTGATAACACCCCAAAAACCCTTGGCGTTGGTCTTTGCCAGCATGACCAAATAGGGTTAGACGACATAAAACAAGAGGGCGAGCAGCGTCATTTTGATATTATTAAAACGTTATGGGGGTATGATATTTTAGCGATTAAACTGGCTGATTTAGCACATGATCCTAAACTCTCTTTTATCTGCTGTCGCTTGTCTTATAAGCGAATTCCTGCACCAATCCCCAAAACCACCAAAGACAAAGCTGCCTACTGGAAAAAATACTACAACACCGAAGCTGGCAAGGGCACTGAACAACATTACATTGATGCTGTTGATGAGTGCTTGGGAGTTAAGTAATGGATATATTAAGCGTACTGAAAACCGTTGGTATTGGGCTTTTATCCTCAACGCCATTAGGCGTGGCAGCAATTCCTATTATTAATGCTTTTTTACCTGACGATAAGCAGTTAAGTGGCGACTCTTCAGGTGAAGAGGCAACCAAAGCCATTAATGATTTACCCCCGGAAGCAAGAAAACAACTCTCCCTGGCAAAAATCAATTTACAAGTAGAAGAAGAGCGCGGACAAACTAGCCGTTATGAGGCTATGTGCGCAGCAGACGGCCAAGAAACACGGGCAAAACTAGTGAATAAAGCAATGAATGCCTTAATTGCTTTATCGCTCATTTTTGTGGCTGCAGTGGCTTGGGTTTATATAGAGAAAGGAGCACAAGCTGCTTTTAGTTATCAAATGGCAGCTGTGTTCATTACGGTGTCAGGCACTTTTGCTTATGTGGTTAGGGCCTATATGGGTGACTTAAAAACCGAAACACAATCAAGACATAGTGTTGAAAGTGGTACACCATCAAAGCCAACAGGTATTGCCGGTATTATTAGCGCAATACAAGGAAAGTAACGGATGATTGATAAAAAACAACCTGCCATGAGTAGTGAAACCGCTCTGATTTTGCACGAGTTGGGGAAAATAACAGGGCAGTTAACGTCATTAGAAAAACATACCTGTGAATGGCGAGATGCACAATCAAAAACTAACCATGCCATTTTCAGGAAGCTTGATGAGCATGATGAACGCATTCGGTATAACGAAACCAGTATTGCCAAAAGAGCGGGTATTATATCGGCTGCAACAGGTGTTGGTGTGGCGTTAATTGCTGAAGCGGTAAAGTTAGCGGTGAAAGCTAATGGCTCGTAATCAAGAAAAACATGATGCGGTTCGCCGTGTTTTTATTTGTGACAGGCTTAGCCTTAAAGCCGCCGCTGAGTTACAAGGTGTTCCGCAAGCTACCGCTGCTCGCTGGAAAGTAAAAGCGAAACAAAAAGGGGACTGTTGGGATAAAGCAAAAAGTGCTTCACGCCTTGCGCAAGGCGGTATGGGTGACTTGTCTATTCAGGTGCTAGAAGATTTCACCCTTCAATATAGCTCATTAATGGACATATTAAGACACTCTAATATGGAACCATTAGAAAAGGCGAGCATCTTAACAAAGCTTGCTGACAGTTATGTAAAAATAACCAAGGCTGCCGGGGGTGGTGACAATAAAATTGGTCGCTTAAGTGTCGCAATGGAGACGATAAGACTGCTTTCTGACTTTATGCGTGAACGCTATCCTCATCAGTTGGAGGCATTTACAATAGCGTTAGATCAATTTGCCCCTGAATTAAGTAAGCAGTTCAGTTAAATGGCTGACTTAAAAGAAAAGCAGTTCCTTGATGAAGTAGCCCAACTAACAGCAAAGCTACGACAAGAAATAGACGCTAAAAAACAAAACCTAGACACCTCACCTACGGCAATAAGAAAACGCCGTAAGCGCGTACTTAGTGGTGATTTTGAGTTTTTTGTTTATGCTTATTTTCCGCATCATATGTGGCTAGAAAAAGGTCAAAAGCCCAGCGAGTTTCAGGGGCGATTTTTCAAACGTTTCCCCCTGGCATTATTTAGTGAAGACCCTGTTAGAGATTGGTGGGCAGCTCCGCGCGGCGAGGGTAAATCAACATTACTCACTAAGTTAGGACCAATATTTGTTGCGGCTTTAGATTTACTACAGCGCCCTGGTGTTTGTGAAGAATTAGCGATTAAAAAAACTCCTGAAATTCATATTAACTATTTGATTGTTTTTGGCGCTGAAACACGTATGCCAGCCAAGCTGCTTGAAGTGGTTAAAACTGAATTAATTAACAACCCTCAATTACAGTTAGATTTTCCTGAAATATGTGGCAGTACCGGGCATTGGAAAATTGGCGAGTTTACGACCAGTAACGGGGTGACCATGGAAAGCCGAGGTATTAACCAAGCGGTTCGTGGAACCTTTAGTGGTGCTAATAGACCACAGCTTTTATTAAGCGATGACATTATTACCGACAGTGAGGCTAAATCATCAACCGAACGTGATAACCGTTGGGACACATTAGAAGCGGGTATTGATTATCTCGGCCCACCTGATGGTAGCGTTAAGTTTATGGCCGTTAATACCGTACTGCATCATGACGATCCTATTAGTCGTGCCAAGAACAGTCCTGGCCATACAGTCTTTCAATTTAAAGCATTGGTTGAAATGCCGCACAATATGGATTTGTGGCATCACTGTGAAGAGTTAATGCGTAATGATGATAAGCGTTACAAATTAGAAGTTGCCGCTCTTGATGGCTTTGCCAAGCTAAAAGACTACCCAAGCTATAAGTTTTGGATCAAAAACAAAAAGGCGATGAGTAAAGGCGCAGTGGTAAGTTGGCCTTGTGTACGTGATTTATACACAATTATGTCACTGAGAGTTAAGAATTTAAAAGCCTTTAATAAAGAGATGCAAGGCATTCCACGTAGTGATGATGAGTTGCTGTTTGATAAGTTTGAATTTTGGGTGAACCGATTACCTGAATGGAAAACTTATGGTGCTTGTGATCCCAGTATGGGTAAAGGTGAAAGTGCCGATCCTTCTGCATTAGTTGTTGGTCATTACCACCCGTTATCTAAGAAGGGTCATATTGAGCATTGTGTACGCAAACGTAGACAACCGTCTGTGCTTTTGACTGATATGATTAAGCTTCAAAATGAATTTAACCCTATCACATGGGGTTTTGAAAACAATAATGCTTTTGAATGGATGCGTAAATCTTTTGCCAATATGGCGCTTGATCAAAAGGTAATTATGCCTACCACTGGTTGGACGGCCATAAAATCTCAGCAAGAATACATTGAGAGTTTAGAGCCATTTATTACTGACATAGACCCCAATATTTTATTCCATGCCCGGTGCCATGCATTAATTGAAGAAATGGGCACGTATCCCGACAAAGAAAGCCACCATCATTACGATGCGTTAGTTGCATTGCATTTATGGTGGGTAACGGCTGTAGCGCGTAGTGGTGGTATTCCATTAGCGCGTTCAGCTAACACTAGCGGCGGTGTTAATACCGCAGGATTTGGTCGATGAAAGCTTCTAAAAAAGAGTTACTTGATAACAGCATTATTGAGCGTTTAAATGACAATCAACTAGTAGGTATGATGCATGAATTACCTGACACTGATGAGTTGTTACGTAAGGCAGGGGTAGACCAAGAGGTTTATAACGAAATCCTACAAGACCCGCATGTAATGGGTGAAGTACGGCAGATTTATAGCTCTTTGTTAGGGTTTAAATATGAATTACAAGCGGGTGATGAGTCTAGCACTGCGCAACAAGCCTTAGAACTTTGCCAGAGTATATTTAAACAAAGACCACACCGCACTATGCGTTGGAATGATTTGTTTTGGTCTATTGGTAAAGCACCATTAACTGGTCGTAGAGTACATGCCATTAACTGGCAAGAGAAAAAAGGCAAGTTAATACCTGAACAAATTAAAGATATTGAGGCCTGTAAATATGGTTTTAATAGTGAAGGTGAATTACTGATTAAAAGCATGGAAATACCACAAGGTGAAGTTGCCCCTGATATGCGATTTTTAATCACTCGGCATATGTCTGATGCAACTAACCCGTACGGCTTAGCAATATTGAGTTGTTGTTTTTGGAGTTGGATGTTTAAAAACGGAGGTTTAAAGTTTTTTGTTCGCTTTTGTGAGCGATTTGGACAGCCATTCCCTATTGGAAAATACCCTCAAGGTACTCTTGAAGGAGATATTGATAAATTAATTGAATCACTTAAGCGCTTATCTGAAGATGCGGTTGCTGCAATTCCTGACGATAGCAGTATTGATATTTTAGAAGTTAAAACCAGTGGGCAATTGCCGCAAGAGCGTTTGGTTTTATTAATGAACCGTGAAATGAGTAAAGCATTAACCAGCCAAACTGCGGCGAGTGAATTAACGGGTGAAGGTGGTAGTAGAGCAGCGTCAGAAACGCATCAAGGTAGAACAGATCAAAATGCTAAAGCTGATCGCGCATTAGTGGCAGATACAATGAACCAGCTGTTTGAGTTCACAACTATTGTGAACTTTGGTGAGAACGTGCCACCGCCAACGTTGAAATATATTGATAAAAAGCAAATCAGTAAGGAAGACGTCGAAATAACAGTAATGGCAGCAACTTCAGTACCAATTAAGGCTGATGAATTTTATAGCCGCACAGGATTCACTAAACCTGCCAAGAATGACGAAACCATATTCTTAGGTGCTAGTGTAGTCAAAGAGCCAAACAAAGGCACGGTTGCTGAATTCGCAAATGGAAAGTTTAAAAAAACACAAGACTGGGATGATTATGATCAGTCGATTAGTGATCTTGTTGAGCAGATAAGGAAAGCGGTTGCGACAGGTGAAACATTAGAAAATGCATTAGATGCCATGGTTACATTAATGCCTGAATTAGATAAGAGTGTTTTAAATAATTTAGTTAGCCAGGAGCTTGAGATTGAGTTTGGCGCGGGCATGTTGGATGCTGATAATGACTAATTCAACCTCTGTAAGTTACGGTTCACTGCCTTATACCGAGGCAATCGAGTACTTTAAACAAAAGCTCATCATTCCCAGTAAGCAATGGAATGATTTAACGGGTTCTATTCATGCTAAAGGCTTCACTATTGCCGGAGCAACTAAATTAGAGCTACTGCAAGACTTCTATAAAACCATTGGTGAGTATATTACCAATGGCGACAGCTTAGGTAATTTCTTAAAAGATTTTGATGCTATTGCGGCTAAACATGGTTGGTCATATAAAGGTGATCGCCGCTGGCGCGCTAAAGTTATTTTAAATACGAATAAACGCTCTGCTTATATGGCTGGACGTTGGCAGCAGCTGCAGCGAGTTAAAACCCGTAGACCTTATCTTATTTACATGACCGTTGATGATGGCCGTGTACGTGATGAACATCAAAAGTGGCATTTAAAGGTTTATCACATTGATGATCCCTTCTGGAAAGCTCATTACCCACCTAATGGTTGGATGTGCCGTTGTTATGTCCGATCAGCCTCTCAAAAAGACCTAGATCGCTTAGGCTTAAAAGTAGGCCAAAGCAAGGTTATTGAGCCCATTGAAATAATAGATTCTGAAACAGGCGTTATCACTAAAAAGATGCCTGGCATTGATGTTGGTTGGGATTATAACGTGGGTAAAGCTTGGCTGGCTCCTGAGGTTATTTTAGGGCAGCAGTTAATGGAGTTGCCTACTAAATTACGTAAGCCCGCTTTAGATTGGTTTGATAACTCTATATTTGATGAGCCATTTAAGCAGTTAGTTGATTCTACTGCTATGCAATTAGCAAAGGGGAATAGTGTAAATCAAGGTTTAGCGCAAACAGCGGGGTATTTAACAGAAGAGATCATTGAAGGGCTAGCGACTAAGAACTTAATCCCCGTTGGTGCTGCCATTGTGGTGAGAGACGGAGATATTGCCCACTGGCTACGACATTCAAAAAATGACAGAGGCGCATCAGTGCCACTATCTATAGCAACAAAATTACCTAGATTGATTCGTGATCCAAATGTTGTGCTTTTCGATGGTAAAGATTTGGTTTTTGCTGAGAAGCTGAATGATGGCCGTTACGCTAAGTTTGTTCTTAAACTCAATTTTAATGCCCGTTTAAGACACAATAAATCACGCTTTAAAGAGTATTTAAACGTGTTTAAATCAGCAGGAATTGTTTTAGCAGATAATTTACGTGAACCGCGGTACGAAATAATAAAAGGTAAAATAGAGTAGTTGGTGAGGAATGGAAGGACGCATAACCTTCATATGGTGGATAGTTACC